CTCCTCGCGTTCGTAGCGAGGTTTTTAGTAGGGGGTACCCCCATGGGTACCCCCGTTACGTTTTTTATGCCTCCGGCGCCGGTGCTGGCTCTGGTGCTGGAGTTGGGTCTTCCGGTGGTGTAGCTCCGGTTGGCCTGACGTTTGGCATTTGTGTGCCGGGTTTTGCTAATTCCGGCAGTTTCTGTGCCAAATCGTCTCTGTTTTCCGGATCGTTTACGAATTCGAAGAATTCTTCCGGACTGTTTGAGAATTCACGCCGGACTTCTGCCGGCAGTTTCTCGAACATGCTGTTGGCCTTTGCGATCTGGTTTTGTGCGGTTTGGAAATCAAACCCGCTCAGATCCCCGTATTGGCCTCCCCATTGTTCCAGGTGCGATAGCGTTCCGCTCCTGGCGTGCCTCGCAATAATTTTGTTGACGTCTGTCTGGTCTTTGAAGCTCTGCTTTGTTCGACCGTCTGAGTAGTTTTTTGGTATTTGCGTGAGTCTCACGCCTTCGTCGTTTGTCATCCAGCTCATCGCCCATATCTCCTTTCGATGTATTGTCGTAGTCTTTCCGGGTTGTCTAGTAGCCACCCGATCTTTTCTTCTTTAGTCCAGTTCCTGGGTAAATCCATTTCCGCTGCCGCGGTTTCTACCCGTTGTTTCATTAAGTTTTCGCTCATTCCGAAGGATGTCGCGATATTTCCGATTCTGCTGTCGTTGTGCCGTTTCTGTATTGATGGTGTTAGTTTTGGTGGTGTTCCGAATCTTTGATCGTATGCACCTTTAATGCCTTTTGCTGTTGCTCTTGCGCCGCTGCTTGCAGTGTCTATTGCTGCTTCGCCTATCGCGCCTCCGGCTGCGGCCGGTCCTAGTGCTTGTCGCTGTGCGTCCCTTAGTCGTGTTGTGGATTCTATCTGCTTTGTTTCTGCTCGCATTTTTGCGACTTGTGCTGCGACTATGCCTGCGCTGCTGACACTTTCTCCTAGTTGTTTTTTCGTGTTCTCCATTCTGGCCTGGGCTCCGCCCGGCGTTGATGCCGGGCTTCCGAGTGCCAGTATTCTATTGAGTCCTGCTTTGTCCAGGTCTTGTGCTGCTCTTTGATAGGCCGTGTTGCTCATCCTTTCTTGGAACGCCCTGTTCAGTGCTGCTTGTCGGGCGTTTGCCTGGTTAGCGTCGCTTTGTCCTTTTGACCCTATGAGTCCGCCAATTATATTGGCGCCTCCTCCTATTAGTGCTGCTCCTATGCCCATGTTTTTTCCTTAGAAGTGGTCTATTCCGCCTGGTACGCCGTACAGCGGTAGTGGTCTCGCCGCTTTAATTTGGTGCCAGATATCCGCAATGAAATGCGGTTCTGATGGTACTGCAATCGCGTTGTCCAGCGGAGTTCCTGTGTTCGACTGAATGAATGTGCTACCTAACGATGGCTGGCTCGTGAATTCCTCGCTCACGGTCCAAGACGAAAGGCTGCTCGCGGCGTCCGGGCGCATAAGTCCCGTTAGTTTATTGTTTTGGAATCGGTATTCGTTATATCTACCTGTATACCCGAAAGCGTCATTGTCTGTGGTGTCGCCTTCAATCCAGATTTCCTTGTTGAGTATTGCTTGTTCGCCTATTCCGCTGAGCACAGGATAGTAAAAGTCATATCGTGTTGATTTGCTCCAGTACCGATCGATGCCCTGGGAGTAAGTGATATCGCCTCTGGCGTTGACCAAAGCCATTATCAAACCGTGTTCTACAAAGGATTTCGTGAAGCCATGTTCGCCTACGCTATATCCGTATCCTGCGAGCGCGCCTTTTGTGTTGTCCGCTGTTGCTGTTGCTTCGTAGGTTGTCTGAGGTACCGGTGTTATACCGACCGTTTGGGTTCCTCCGCCAAGGTATACAGGGCGTTGAGCTGTGTAATCTGGGAATGTAACGCCCCAATGCGCCTTAAGAGTTTCCACGTATCGTGTTCCACTTCTTGCATCTCTTTCAAGCAAGCGTTGAGTTTGGAACGCAAGACGTAATTCGTTGATGGTGGCTGAGGTTGCATTGGTTAAATCCGCGTAAATGTCCGGGTAGCTTGTGTTGCCGGTCTCTGCCTGGAACACCAGGTCTGTATCCGCTGCTGTCCAGTAGTTATCCATTGTGGTTGTCGGCGGTCCGCCCGTTTGGCGGGTGGTAATTGTTGCCGCGGTTGAGCCTGTGTCGCTAACTTCGAGCCCTACGCCTACGAGATCCGCCCGTGTACCAAGTGGTAAATCCACGGAATCCCCTTTCTGGGGCCAGGGCAAGCTGCTCGAAAAATAGTCATGTTTTTTTGCTCGCTTTCGTAAATTGGGATAACCAGGTGTGGTATTTAACGGATCTGGTCCGTTATCTTTGAGTTCTGCCAAGCTATCTTGCAGATTTTCGTCACGAAACCAGTCGTTGTAAATCCTTGTATAAGCACGCCAAGGCATTGCTGATATCGCGTAGTCGTCTGGGATTAAATGAGTGCCAGTTGTCGCGTCTTGCAAAGGAAGACCGAAATAATCCCACATTGTGCCTTCGCCTGTGCTTGCGCTGGTTGACGAACTTAATACCGGGACTGTGAAGTCTATTGAGTCACCCGGGTCTATTTGGGCGCCCATAAATCTTTCCCAACTACCTTCGCTTGAGTCCCACAGAATGCGGTACGGCACAAAGAAGTAGAAGGTGTCGATGTAGAGCGAGTCCATGAGCGGATGCAGTGGAGTGGCGAGGCGGGCCACGATGGTGGTTTTACAATTCCAGCTGTCGCCTGGTATTACGTCCCAAACCCCCATCGGCACGATAAAGTCTGCGTCGAATGTGGTTTTTAGTCCATGTGAAAGATCAAATGTTGATCTAGGTATATCCGCTCTCGGAACTTGTCCGAAGCGGTGCTGGCTTTTGCCGACTTTTGTACGTTGTGCCATTTAGGTGCCCTCTGTTGCGAGTTTTAGGTCTGCTTGTTTTGGATTGCGGTCTGCTGCTACGCACTCGAGTCCGGTTGTTAACTTTTCGAGCTCTTCGCCTTCCATTTTTCCGGTCGTGTCATTGAACGATCCGATTCTATAGAGCGTGTAGTCCTCTGGATGTTTGCCGACTTCATGGTCGGCGTCTGTTGCTATGTCTTTAAAGCCTCGGACTGCTTGTCCGTCTGCTTGAGAGAAAAAAGGGCGCATGTACACGCCCGAAGCTACGTCGTAGATAGTGTATGCGTTAAGTTTCATGCTGTTTCCTTGTAGTTGTAGTTTGCTATTTTGATAAGTTGTCGGCAGTTCCAGCAGTAACTGCCCATTATTAGTGGATGCCTCCACAGGTATTTTTCTTCTGTATTTCTATCGCCGCGGTGTTTTGGTCCGCAGCAATGCATTTTGGTTTTGTATTTACTTTCGGTTTTCCAGTCAAGATTGTCCATTTTCGTAGCCTCTTTTAAGCATGTTCACCTGCGCTTTTTTGACTTTGTAACGGTCTTCTAGTCTTCTAGGTGTGTAGTCTTTACATTTGGAAGCGTGATACTTTCTTCGGAGTTTTTTAATCGTTCTGAAGGTGTCTTCATCCTCCCTTTCCAGTAGTGTGTCATAGTATTTAGGTACGCTTTTATAGACCCCTCGTCCGGGTACCGGACATTCGTCCGACGGGAATACGTCGGTTTTGTATTTTTGGTACCAGTCATAGCCTATCCCCGGTTTTAAGCTCATTGTTACGTACTCGGGTTCCAGGTTGTATAGTTCTCCTGTGGTTGGGTCGACTCGCATGTAATGTTCTTCGGCCTTTTTCCCGGTTACTTTTTTCATGATGTACCGGCTTGTATATGCCGCTGTTTGGTAGTTGAGTTCCCCAAGGCTGCAGAAGCCTTTTCCCCATAGCTGTTCTAACTTTAAGCTCGTATATGTGATTATGTCGTTGTCGACTCTGTACGGTTCTTTATCGTCGAAGTCGATCCCGAATATGCAGGCGTGATAATGCGGCCTGCTTAATTTGTCGCCGTACTCTCCGCAATGGAAGTACCGTATTTTTTTATCTTGGTTCTGCCTCCTGAGTCGCTTCATAAATTTTTGGAAGTGTTCTTTGTTCAAGCTGCCGTCTTGCGGCAGGTGTTGTTGGTCGTAGGTCAGCGTTACGAAGGTATTTTCTTCGTGCATTTGGCTCTCGTGTACTATTCTCGCTGCCCATTCCTTGCTTTTGTCGATGCGGCATCCCATGCATTGCCCGCATGCGACGTCTATTGCCTTGCCGGCCTCCTTCATTCGTTTGAATACGATGCCTTCTTCTGGATGCTCATAGCCTTTTAGTGGTGAATAGCATGTCATTCAGGGTCCCTGTGCTTTTCGTATAGTGCATCCAGGAAGTTGTTGTATCCGCGGTCGTTCCAGGGCCGTTGATCGCTCGGCCCGCGCCGTTTGTTGTATACCCGTGTCGGTCGTTTCGACCGTTTGTTGTTCCTGGTGAAGTGTAGGTTTACGTACCTTCG